ACTGGTGGAAAGGTTTTTGTTGGTAGTTTTGGGTCCAAGCACCATTGGCAGCACTCACACGACCGTCGACACGAGTTGTGTCCGAACGAACCGTAGTGAGGACACCACCCTGTTTGAGAGCCGACTCGCGAACGTTCATACGACCAGCATTGCCCATACGGTTAGGCTTGCCACGACGATCTTCGGGACGGAAACCATACTTCATGAGCTGTTCATTCGTCTTCGCAGTCACCTGAGCAGCAGCACCACCAGTATACGCACCGTGATGGCTATGAATACCTGGGGTAGGCTGGTTGTAATATCCGTATTGCACATCGTTGCGATCAGTCTTGAATCGTGTAGGATCCTGTGACATTGTTTGAGCGGAAACGAATCGTTTAGCACCGTTATATCCTAAACCATCTTCACGGAGACCTGTCTCTGAGCGATTAGTAGTACGCTTGGTTTTTTCATGTTCAGTGCGAGGCACAACACCCGACATACCCTGAGCACGACCAGGCATAGTGGGAAGCCTGGATGGAAGGTAAGCAGTTGTTTCAGGTTTGTTATGTGTGAGCTCACCAACCTTACTCGACCGACCACCAGTAACATCTCGAGCTGGACCAGTACGTCCTGGGAGAGTGGTCAACCTGTACGCACCAACATTTACTGGGTTGACCCTGAACATCTGCTGATGACCCCCAACAGCTGGAACATTGGCACCTACACCGAGACCTGGACCAACAAGTTGCTTCTCAACTGGGGAAAGATTGTTCATTCGACCAGTATCATACATACGATTTCGCATGTTCAAGATTTCTTGGCCACCACTTCTCTGTTGTTTAGAAACATCAGCAAAGCTTTCCATTTCTCGTTTACTGGAAACTTCCATTGTTGGTTCGAAATTTGTAGTTTCGACAATTCGAGGACTTTTTATAACAGATACATCGTTATCAACCTTAGGTGGAACTGATTTGGTACTTAAGTTGCGTCCGGCGTACACGAGACCAGCTACAGCCATAAGTGAAATGGGATCAGCCATTCTTACTTCTTACTTACATTTTTATTAACATATCTTTTCTGAAACAAACCATTCTGGAGTTCGGCACGAGTGCTCGCGGGTTCATAACTCTGTGTGCGGAGGGGGACTTTACATTCCATATTGGACAGTGGGAACAAATTTCGTTCATAAGTTTGGACGATATTCTTGTTGAAACGGGAAGTGGATTGGGGACGAAGTTCATCACTCGTCTCGATGTACTGAGCTGGGGAACCCTTACCAGCCTTATAGGGAGCGGTGCCGTACAACATGGTGTTGGGTCGACATCCCCCACAGTTTAAGGTACTGGGCTGAGGATACACAAAAATTTCATCAGTTGCCTTCACAGATGGGACGGCCCCTTTATTTTGAACGATGGAAAGACCAGGTTGGAGCTGATATGCCATTTATTATTACATAAGAATTTTAATCTATCTCCCAAACATTCCCGAGCGCTTATCCCCATTGGGGGCGAGACCTCCGAAAGATTCGAGCTGGACACCGCGTGCATCTGGACTACAGAATTGTGTGTCACTCTTACACATTGGAGCATTCTTGGCACCGTAAAGCCATTCAGCAAATGCCGTCTGATCCCCTGGAATTTTAGTCACAGGGTTCGAGATGAATTGACGCTCTGCAGCATTTCGAAGATACTTGGGCAACGGTGTACGAGATCGCCCAGAATCATAAGGAATACGGTCGCTGTTATTGCTCTTTATAAACGAGTTAACAGTGGAGTAATAACAAGCCTCTAAACGATTTGGTGCATCAGTGTAATCAGTAATCAAAACGTTTCCCATAGGGTTGTCCTCTGTGGGTTTTTGACAAGCAGAGCCCTTAACAACACCCGAGCCATACGTCTCTTTCACCATTTTCGACCTGTAGAGGACAAAGATCACGGTAATCACCGTAGCACCCAACACGAAAATACGAGGATCGCGACGGGTCAGATAAAGAATGCAACTGACATAGATGATAAAACGTGAAGCGGCGTTCACCCGATCTTCTGGAGTTTGTTCTGAAGTCGGCCAAAATTGAGCAACCTGGTCGGCTCGAATGAGCTGCTGAGGATCGTCAAACCAGGCCTTCATTTAATATATGTGTAGGTTTATTTTTTGGGTAGACCACCAAGCATGCTACCCATCATCTTCATAAGAGCATCCTGGTCCAGTTCACCACCTTCAGTATCCATCTTGTCAGCACATTGCTTAGCAATACCTTCGATCATCTTAAGTGTGTCATCAGGGATGGAAGTGATAGTAGTACCGAGCATGTAGAGAGTCTGGAGATATTGCCACGTCGCACCCTTGGTATTGGCGGACATGCGCTCCCAATAGGACTTGATGTTGAGATCTTTCAAAAAATCAATCGTATCAATCTCCTTGAGTAGGAAGGATTCATCCTTCGATGAAATCTTTTCAGCGTATGGAGTTACACCCGACATAAAACCATCCACAACGAGTCGCGGATTTGTAGACTTCAGTAGATCGAACGAAGTCATCATCTTCTTAATGCCTTTTTCCTCTGGAAAAGTCTTGTGCAATTCCACAAGAAATTGACCCATCATATCATTGAAAGCAGTGACAGACGCCATTTTCTTATTATACTAGTGTAATCTTTAAGTTTAGAAAGGTTCGGTCGAAATAGTTTCCTTTTTACCTAATCCACCTGATATTATGAAAAATACCAAAATCGCATTAAGAGCCGCAGGTTTGGTGTATTTGTTTAATTCTAGTTTCCCTTCATTGTTCAAATATGCTTTGAGATGGATGTACCCCGCGGTAATACCACCCGCGATGAGAGCAGCACTCAGTGGGTCACGTAAATGATCGGAGATCTCCATTTAATTATACCTGGGATTTTTTGTACGCTGCTCTGGTGCATCCCCAAAAAGTACATCATCTTCTTCCTGGGGTTGTTCTACAGGTTCAGGTGCTCGAACACCTGGAACAGTTTTAAATTCATTCTCAAGACCAGTAGGTTGGAGTTCGGGCTCTCCCATAGGCTCACCCAAAGGTTCACTCAAAGGTTCATCCATAGGCTCACCCATAGGCTCACCCATAGGCTCACCCAAAGGTTCTGGTTCGGGCTCTCCCATAGGCTCAGGCTCACCCATGAGCTCGGGTTCGTCGTCGACAACTTCTGGATCAATACTATCTACAATCTCACCATCAAGAGAGATGTCACGATTATCCTGGGACATGTACGTTTGAAGAATCTGTTGTACAGGAATCAACTCTTTCACAGTGTTTTCGATACACGTCCAAAAACGCACAGTCAATTTTTCGTCGCGAACATATTCACTTTGCTCTTCGTGGAAAATGTATGGATCCTTGTAAATATCTTTCGCGACATTGTTGTAACACGTTTGAATAAAAACTTCCTCAGTTGGGAGTTTAAGGGAAATCTTTTTGTTATCCGCCTTGAGACGAACCGAAGAAAGAATTTTAGTGCACGCGACGAATACAGCGGCTAAGAGGTCACCAAACCAAGAACAACGACTGGTGATGTTATCGCTATGTCTCTTGGACATAGCATTTGACCAGTTTGGAACTTCTTTAAGGATTTTTTGAAACATGATGAGCACCTGTTTCCCTTTAGACGTTTTAATTGATTCATTGTACATTTCCTCGAATACTTCAATCATAGGTGGAGACATAATGAGGCAGAGTTGTCCAAGATACTCCTTTTTCGCCTCGACCATAATACTCAAATTGTCCATTTATGATTAAAGGGGGTTTTAAAATTAACGCTTCCTACGCACTTCGCCTGTATTTGTTTGCAATCTTCTTGAGATTCATTAGATTTGGGAAGTCTCCATCTTCCTCTTGTTCCACCTTTTCCTTTTTCTTTTTTGGTTTTGACCAAGTGACGTATATATCATAGTCACTCACAAGTTGTACAATAAAACCACCCAAAGTGAACTGTCTCGCTACATATCTCGCGGCAGCCGAGCGGTCAAACGCTGGATAGCCTATGAGAAATGTTGGTATCGTCATAAATAACTGTTTATGCCCAAGTTCTACAGATTGTTTTATTTTTGTAGAAAATTGAGTGTATATTTTCAAGTAAATTTCTTTACGAATCTGTTTTCGCTTGTCATTTATCTTGACAACATCATCGATGCTCAACATTACAATTACTGTAATTTATTTTTCACCGATTCCAACTCAGTACTCTTGGGCATGACAACTTCCTTGACCAATTCATATTTGATAAACTCTTTACCTTCTGATCCTTCTGTAAAAGGTTTGATGTTTTGAGGAGCTTGGACACCAAGGGGTTGAGTCCTAAGGGAAATAATCCGAATCTTCCCATTTTCAACTTCATATGAAGCCACCACTGAGAACCCGTACGAGAACCCACCATTTTTCATCGTCATGAACATACATTCGTAGATCTCCTTCTTGTCACCCTTGTAGTGCTTGACTGATGTAGTCTCAATGATATATGTACACAACCCAGTACGCTTAGAAATTTCCTTGTTCGCTTTGAGAACAAATTCTTCCATCATATCATTGTCAATACTGGCTTCAACTTCTTTGTACCCTGATAAGTCTGGTCTGGGGTCGTCAAGTTTTACAGAATCCCTAGGCTTAGTGTAGCCTGATAGACCGAATGTCTCAGAAAACTTTTCGTGGTTGGTCGTCAGGATAAGAACTACCAGGGTCAAAATCAAAATAAGTAAATAGTTCATCTTTACTAGTATGCGTTAATTTTTTTTTACAAAATACCCTATATATAATAGATGTCTCTGCTGATATATAGCCCTCGATGTAAACATTCCATGGATGTGATTGAGTATGTCAACAAACACACACAATTAAAACAACTTGTACATTATCACAATATCAATACTCAGGGTGTGCCTCCGAATTATAGAAATAAGATCAATCGTGTACCCACTATGCTCACGAAAAATGGTAAGATTCTCGTAGGTAACGAAATTAAGAACTGGCTCGACTCCCTTCTACCCAAAAAAGAAGTTGATCACGTAGGGATGATTGGTGGAATGGGATGTTCCATGACAACCCTAGATGGCAAGGATAACAACTCTGATATGTTTCGTCTCGATGATTATGGACAATCTCTCCAACCTGCTATGACGAAAGAACTTGAAGAGAAGATTGGTAGAGATGTCTCAAAGGGTGTGGCATATACAGATTTAAAGATGTAACGCACTAATACGAGTAGATATGAAACTTGTCACGATCCAAGCTTCTGCTTTTAAGTCGACGTTCGAAGTTCTAAAGGATATTCTAAATGATGTAAATATTTACTTCAAACCAGATGGTATGTATGTTATCACTCTGGATACAGCGCGAACATCTCTCGTAGATATGTTTCTCGCAGCAGACAACTTCGAAGAGTATCATTGTGACCAAGATGAAATTATTGCTGGTATCAACATATCGAATACATTCAAACTTCTCAAAACGATTACAACCAATGATGTCCTGAAGATTGAGATTAATTCAAAGGAGTATATGAACATCGAAATAACCAGCGAGTCTAAAAAGACAAGTTCAAGTTTTCAACTCAAACTCTTAGATATCAATGAGAGTCGAATTGAAGTTCCTAAAGTTGAAATGTCTACGATTACCACACTCCCATCTGCCGACTTTCAGCGTCTCTGTAGAGACATGTCAAACATTGGTACAGATATCGATATTAAACGATCTGGAAAACAGATTAACTTCAGTTGTCTAGGTGACTTTGCAAATCAGGACACTTCTATCGAATGTAACGAGGAAAGTCCTACAATTAGAGGTCTTTATAGTCTCAAGTATCTGAATATCTTTACAAAGGCGACGAGTATGTGTGCGTCTGTGCAAATTATACAGGAAACTGGAAATAGATTTTTGATTCTAAAATACAATGTTGCCAATCTTGGGGAACTCAGATTTTACCTGGCGACTAAGGTATCTGAAGATTAGTAGTAAAACCATTAAGAGTCGATACATTTTTCTTCATTCCCAATGTATTCGACAATATAATCTTTGGGTACTTGTCCTCGAGTACCTCTCTGTCATAAAATAGAAAATGTTCAAGTGTAACCTTTTGACCATGGAAATCATTTCGAGGTCCGGAGTATCTTTTCAGCTTTTCAGTAATGTCTCTCATCGGTTTATCATCTTGATCAACGATCCAGGCACTACTCAAAGGGATACTAAAATGCATTGATGCATCTTCACATTCACCTGGTTTAAAATTGATGTCATTCGAGATGGCAGTATACTTCTTACCATTGAAGTAATACTTTACCCGAAGGATTATGTACTTGACATTTTGTGGAATTATCGTGTGACGGAAATGTTTACCTGTAACTGTCGTGTAATATTCGTCGAGAATGCCATCTTCCCAATCTTTACTTTCTTTCATCCAAAAATCATCTTCGATCATATAGTCCAAGTCATGATCTATCGAATATTCGAGTTCCTCGGAAATAATTGTGTAATCTCTGGGTGTGACGAGGTATTTATAAAAGAAGAAAAGACTACTTAAAAGTTTGGTAAGCATCTCTTTATAGGATGGAAGGTAATTTTTTAAGTAGATATAATAATCGAATAGATGAATGGAATCAACATATACGTAAAGACCCGTCGAATAGGAAAAAGTATGAATCTGAAATGGCGGAGTATATTATGAAATGTATGCCATATCTGGATCAACATATAGACGATGGTGATGAGAGGACGAACACAGATAATGTTTTCAATGTGAAAGAAACAGTTGGACTAAAACGGAAGGATATCTTCACCGACTATCTCAGAGATGTTGAAAAGAAAAACATATACAAACCCCAAGAACGTACGAGTGATGTATGTAAAACATGCCCTGACAGTAATATTATCCATTTTCACGACACAAGTGATCTTGTGTGTGATGGTTGCGGTGTTATAGTTGCCGCACTCATCAGTGAAGAGTTGACATACCGAGAGGAACAAGAGACATCAGAAAAGATTGTAAACTATTCGTACAAGAGGGAAAATCACTTTAACGAATGGTTGTCACAGTTCCAAGCACAAGAGATGACAAATATTCCCACTGAAGTCATCGATCAATTGAGATCAGAACTCAAAAAGATGAAAATCAAAAACCTTGAAGACATCACACATGCAAAGATTCGAGGACTTTTGAAAAAATTGAGACTCAATAAATATTATGAACATGTTCCTTACATTACAAATATCCTAAACGGTATAAAACCTCCAAATATGCCCCAAGAGTTGGAAGAGTATCTTCGTATCATGTTCAAAGATATTCAAAGACCATTCGACGATAACTGTCCTACAGTAAGGAAGAACTTTCTCAGCTACTCTTATGTCCTCTACAAATTCTGTGAACTTTTGAGTGAAGACGTTTACCTCCAATACTTTCCACTCCTCAAGTCTAAAGAAAAATTGTATCAACAAGATGTTATATGGAATAAGATTTGTAACGACTTAAAATGGGAATTTATCCCAACAGTTTAAAGACTCTCTATCCTAATTATATAATGTCGAAGTGTCCAAACTTCCCCGTGTGTGGCAAGATGTATGACCCGACACTGAAGGTGTGTGGTAGATGTTTTTGGAGATTCAAAAACGAGATTTTAGAGTTCAAGGTGTGTGAATGTTCAAATTGTAACAAGAGTGAGGAGTGTGTCAAGTTTCGAAAATGTGAACACTTCTTATGCATCAAGTGCCTCGATAAATTGAGAAGTTGTCATCTATGTGAGTGTAAACCCTAAGTTGATGTACCTATTGAAAACCTTCAAATGAACGACGAACCAACCCTACTCGCCCTCTATGAATTGGAGTCTAAAGTCCTTCCTCACCTGGAGACAATCAGTCAAGACGACCCAGCGGTACAGCACTGCATGGAACAGGCAAAATTTCATCTGAAGACGGCACAGGAACTCCTGGAAGCAGCTGTGTTAAATCCGCAGATACAACACGATGATGATCTCGTATTTTATCAAAGGCTTTCACGAGTTCTCCCTCTGATGGTCCTAATGCAATCTCTCGAATCTCTACCTCCCGACCCGTTTGAAGAGGAAAATTCACCAGATACGCCAACCTCAATCCTGTCAAGTCAAGATATTTTTGAGCCTGATGCTCCATCCCATCAGTCAGAGTCTTGATAGCTTTTAGTTCTAATATTATAGTGTTGTCTATGATAATATCAGCTCGTAATTGTCCTACAACGTGTCCTCGAAACTTGACCAAAATATGACGTTCCGTCTCGTATTGTATACCCTTCTCTCTCAGTAAAACCTCCATCGCATTATGGTATACTCTCTCACTGTACCCAGGTCCCAGTTGAGAATATATCTCTCGAGCGAATGCCTCGATATTCATTAAACATTCTTCTATTTTCTTCTTTATCTAAAGTAAGATGGTGTCCACCGAAACTATACGCAGGCGACGTCAGGTGGCCCGGTTTAACCGTGTCCTCAATCAGTTAGCTAATAACTTTAGAAGAGTAAATATACCAAAAAGTGGATTAAACGTGGGGACAATAACACGCGCAAACAATAGGTACATGTCCGTTCGATTGAGTCGTAAAATTCTCAATGAACTTCAAGACGTGTACAAAAAAACTTGGGAACAGAAGGTTGAGTACGCTGGTACAATACCATTCACGGTCGAAAATACGCGAAATTATGTCCGATTCAATAAACCCACAGAACGTACGAATCGACAACTTGCCACCGTACAGCCAACAGCTGAGGATTTGACACAGTATATCGTGTATCACACGCATCCAGTTCCGGGGTATGATACACCACTCTTCACGTACCCGAGTGCCTCAGATTTCAAGGTCTATGTTGATAATTATCCAACAGTACAAGCGAACCTCATCCTCGAGAACCAAGGGTACTATATCATCGACCTCATCGAAACAAATATGAACAAACCTAACGCCAACAGTGTCGCCAGAAAATTCACTAGCCTCATGAATGGTCGAGAATTTCAGAGAGTGCAAGTGACTTGGAGTGATTTGGTATATATTCAAACAACTCCCGCTCAATGGAAACGTACCGTAAATAAATATATGGACCCCATCATGCGTAAAGAATTTGGTATATCCATCAAGTATTATACATGGGACGAACTCGGTGAGATCACACTCTTAGATAGAAATGTAATAATGAACATCTCCTAGTTAAAAATAAGTCCCGATAAACTCTCAGTATATAATAAGATATCAATGAGATTAGGGGTTGTACGTCCAAATATGGCGTTAAGAAGACAACGTTTGAAATTGACTCATGAAGTAGTGCACAATTTGAAAGAGATAAGTAAGGTATCTTCTGTCAAGCGGTGGGAATATGCAGGTGGTATCGAATACGATAATCTTAAATTTAGTACACCAACACGGATTACATCAAAAA